GGTTGTAGAGTTTCAATCCATACCTTAGCACCACATGACAATGGTTTGTCAGGTGAATACTTTATTATGCCGTCAGTAAATTTAACTTCATTGCATTTAGTATTAGACTTGTAAGTCTTAACAGTTAATACTTTTGTATTAGCTCCCTTAGCATTAGCTTTAATGTTGTGTTGATTGACATGAATAATCGTTTTCATTCTTCTCTCCTTTAATAATTTTCTTCATTCATTAGTTCAACAAATATATCATGGTCATTATTTTCCATTAGTTAATCCCTCTTCATTCATTAGTTCACATTCCATTACAACATGAGGATGCCAAATTGACTTCTCTATTGGAGTACCTATTATGTAATTCTCTCTAGCCCATTGTCTAAACTCTTGTATTTCAATATCATTTAAATCTCTGAACAAACTCATACCTCTACTCCTTCTAGTTATTAAAAGACTTTCATCTTTAGAGACTGCTATTTTTTTAAGCCATGACATTAGTTCCATTATTAATATTCCGAAATCCAATTTTTCGGTAATGTTTTACGGTTACTATCTCCAGTACAATACTTATAATGAGCATCACTCTCAGCAGCTCTCCAATATTTAGCACTTAATAATTCCTGTGCTTTCACTCTAGATTTTTTAATTGTACCGACTGAAAACAAAGGTCTAAAGTACACCCATTTTCTACCAATACTTATATCATAAAATCGTTGACCATGATTTAAATTAATGTCTAAACAAAATGTGTCACTTGCTTTAGGATTAATAAGTTGATCTTTATTATCTAAAATATTTGTATTATCTATTGTCATCATATGTTTAACTCCGGGTGTTCAGCTTTTATATCAAAGCCTACAGATTTTAAATCCTGTAGATTTTCTTTTGTAAATTTAACTCTGTGTCTTCCGAACATATTTAAAACTTGCAAAGAGTATTTATCTACAGGAGCAAAACCATCTGGCTCTCCATACCATCCATATACTACTTTAATTTTGATTACTTTAATCATCATCATCTTCTCCGTATATATTAATCCAATCTTGTTTAGTACATCCACTAATTAAGAATTCTCTTTCATGATAATCTAAATTAGGCATGACATTTTGAATATAACCTTCACCCCCTTCCCACAATTTTAATTGTGAAGTTGTAATATCTAAAAGCATGGTACTAACTGTGCCTGTTATTGGGCTTCTTCGTGCAACTTCTATCATATCTTATCTCCTCTTGTTATAATTAACCGGATATGTTTCTTGCCACCATACCCATTCTTGCATACCTCTATCTTCTGGATTAGATGTTTTTATTTTACCGCCATTGTCTAAAAATTTATTGACATCAGAAGTAAGAGTGTCTGATTTAGTTGCAACAATCTTGGGCTTGTTTTTTATTCTAATAATATTAGTAGGCCCAGCCATTAGTCTTTTAATTTCCGTTACACCTAATGGATTCTTCTTTTGATACTTGGTCAATTCCATACTATTCTCCTTTGTTTTTAATAAGTTACCCCGTTTGAGGATTCCCAGCCTAACATGGTTTGGAATCCCCTGTCAACCCCCTTGTAATATTAAAGATACTCTATTTAAAATCACGATCAATCCTATTTAAAATTGCGATCAATTAAAGTAATGCTTTTCTTTTAAAATTAGCCGAAGCTAATCTACTCCCGTAATTAAATCATTCTTAATATGTACATTAGCAAAGAATTCTCTGCTGTACCCTGTAATATGTGGCCTATTACAACCACAAATACTACCAGTAGGTCTATATTCTGCACCAAATATAGATGTTTCTTGATACTTTAATTCCTGACCAATGGACTCACGAAGATTCTTTTTAGTAGGATATAATAATATTATCATAATGTTTCCTTTTAAAGTAAGTAAATTTTCTTGGTGCTTCGCAAAGCCTGAGTGCCGAGAAAATTTACTTTTAATGGAAACATTATGATAGGTTATATACCTACTACATACAACCCTTACATCACTAGAACATGAATAAAAAAAGTCCCCGATAAAAGCGAGGACTTTCTCTGGAGATTTAAAATACTATGAAGAAGGTATAAGACCTATAGTTTTAAACTTCTCCTGTATGGTTGGTTTAAGCTTAACTTTATTACCTTTTATCTTAGAAGGCATAATACCGCAGAAAGCTTTAGAGGATATGTAGTTCTTTTGTTTCCCTTCTAAGCTTAACTGAGGAGTCTTATCTTCATAGAAAAGTGGCTTTAGTACCTCACTAAATAGCAGCCCTAGAAATCTCTTGTAGACCATACCTGTCAAGTTTTTAGGAACCGTAGCGTTTGCTTCCATGAAACTTGAAGTGAGATTGTAAGCTGAAGATTTAATATAGGAGTCTTTAAGAGGTTGGTCGTTTTTATCTAAGCCGTTCTTCTTGAGGCTTGCAACCAATTCTTCTTGAGTCCAGAATGTAAATGTTGGTGTAGTCATAATTTTATTCCTGTTTTAGTAATTAAGGTTTAAGGACTTTTTATAATGTCCTCGCAGAGATCGGACATTTTAAAAGTTCGTCCTTAATTACTAGTACAAACAGGAATGGAATTATACCAACATTTAGATGCGTCATGGACTCAAGAAGAATTTGTAGCCTCAATAAGAATTAGATAAAAAGGATTGCGTAACCTCTGTTTCCTATATATGTCTTACTCAGCTTAGAATCTCTGAGTTACATGGGACATTAGAGAGGTTCCGTTTGACAGGAATGTGTGTGCAATCTAGAGATTTATATGATAACTAGTGAGGTACTAAAGACTTTAAAGTGAGGATAAGACTACTTATTAAATGAGTAGAGGGGAAACAATATAATATATATATCTGTCTTTCTGTAATATCAAATGCCTTCTAAGATAAAATTAAATCGGAACACTAAGCTTACTTGTAAGCCATACAGGAGAAGTTGTCTATCATATAGGTCATACCCCCATCAATTATTATTTTAAATCTCCAGAGAAATTATAACAGCTATCGGGGACTTATAGCTGATGAAATGTTCTATTATTACTAAGCTCTAACTAGGATACTTTTGATAGACTTCTTAACTACCTAGTTCACTGAAAATTCTGAAGTTCTTTAGAGTTAAAAGGTTACTATATAGACTCAGGAGTCTCTTTAATTCTCTGTTAACCTGTTGCTCTGACTCTAAAGAACTCCAGAGAACCTCTAGAGGTACTCTGAAGCATCAAAGACATTTTAACTAGAGCATATATATACTGAGAGTTACAATCAAACCTCCAGTGTTCTACAGGGGTAGGCAGTAGCCCATGGCCCCCCCATAGTATATATACTAATATACATACATTTTATAAACAGGTAGGTGTTAAGTAGTTAGGGCGGGACTTCTAGAGTCTTCGGAGGTCTAGCAAGAATTTAGGTCGGGACTTCTAAAGACTCCAAAGTCCCTCTAGAGGGGAGAGCAAGGAACATGAGTATATTTTATATAGATTTACTTATTGGCTTAGAGGAGTGTGTATATTCTACTTATATTTACTCTCTGTACTAGGGGTTGACCAAGGAGGTCATAATAGTATTATAGAAACTATTTATCCATTTGTCAAGTTATTTATTTTTATCTTTAGCTTGACAAACTGTTAAGCAGTGTGTATACTGTTTATATTATGAAAAAAGAACTTACAACAAAACAACAAACCTTCTTAGACAACTTAGTTGAAACAGGAGGTGATCCCAAAGAAGCTGCAAAACTAGCGGGTTATTCAGAGAACGGACATTGGCAAGTCGCCCACGCACTTAAAAATGAAATAATCGACCTCGCCTCTAACATTCTCGCTCAATCCGCACCTAAAGCAGCTATGAAGCTTGTAGACATAATGGATTCTAATGCACCCATACCTCAAGCAAACATGAGGTTGCAAGCTGCTCAAACCATTCTAGACCGTACTGGATTAGGAAAACAAGAACGGTTAGATGTAAAACATAAAGTAGAGGGTGGTTTGTTTATACTACCCGCTAAGGAAGAGATTATTATAAATGGTGATGCGACAGAGATCAAGTAGCACGATACCTTTTGGTTACAAGCTTGCTGAAGACAATAAGACTCTTGAGCCTGTAGAGCTTGAACTAGAAACTCTAAGGGTTGTCGCAACTCTCGTTAATGATGAAGCATTATCTTTACGAGAAGCTAGTCAGTGGATAGAACACAAAACAGGAAGACCTCTCAGTCACGTTGGATTGAAAAAGATTATAGATAATGGAAGATTGGACTCAGAACCCACAAGACTATCAAACCAATGAAGATGGGTCTTTTGTTCTCAAGAAGGACGGTAGTCCCCGAAAGAAGACCGGAAGACCTAAAGGTTCAAAAGGTAGAGGCTATAACTACCATTCAGAAACTAAGGCCAAAATTAAAGCAAAACGATCTGTACGCATTAAAGAAAAAGCAACAGAAAGAATAAGACAGAAGCTTGTTGCTAAACGAGACTCACTCAATGCATCTAAAGAAACTCTAAACAAACTAGACAAGGCGAATGCTAGTAAAGTTATAACCGAAGATATACTAGACAAAGTACCAAAAGCTCTAAAAGACGAAGTTAATAACAATGTTATATTCAAACCTAATGCTGGGCCACAGACAGACTTCCTAGCAGCCCCTGAGAGAGACGTTCTCTACGGAGGTGCGGCAGGTGGAGGAAAGTCCTATGCGATGCTCATAGACCCTCTCAGGTACGCACACAGGTCTGCACACAGAGCATTGATACTAAGACGGTCAATGCCAGAGCTTAGAGAGCT